AGGATATGCAGGGGCATTAGGTAACACGGCAATAAGTATTTATGGAAATTTTAAAGCCTCCACAGGAATGACCAGAAGCGCAGGGGCTACCACATATACTTTTGCCGCTACTTCAGGCACAAAGACAATCGATACTGCTGGTGTTACTTTTGATAACGCATTCACATTTAACGGAGTAGGCGGTACGTTTCAACTTGCATCAGCACTGACTTCTGGTGCTACACGCACTTGCTCACTGACCAACGGCACATTGGATTTGGCAAGTTATACGCTGACTACTGGGTTGTTTACTTCAGGCGGTACCAACACTCGCGTATTGGCTTTTGGTACTGGCAAACTGGTTATAACTGGAACTAATGCTAGTGTTTATTCAACAGCAACAGCAACAGGACTTACTCTGACTGGCTCAAGAACAGTTGAGGTTACTGCGGTAGGTACTGTGGGGCAACAACGTAGTCTTAATGGTGGTTCTACTAGTGCGGGGGGTAGCGCAGCAAATGCCGCTAATTTTTACATTAAAGCAGGCGCAGATGTTATTAGCCTTGGTACTGTTACTAGGGCTGTTGGCACAGTAGACTTTACTGGGTTTTCTGGGTCAACTTTGGTTGATACAACACCAGTTATTTATGGTGATTTAGTTTTGTCTACAGGAATGACTGTTACGGCTGGAACAGGTGTTTGGGCGTTTGCCGCAACTACTTCTCAAACCATTACTACCAACGGAAAAACTCTTGATTTTCCCGTTACGTTTAACGGCATTGGTGGAACATGGGAAATGCAAGATGCTTTGACTATGGGATCTACTCGCACACTGACAATGACCAACGGCACGTTGAAACTTAAGTCAGGTACAACAAGCACTGTTGGAGCATTTGCCACATCAGGTACAAATCAAAAATATCTGTATGCAACAACTTCAGGCACACAAGCGACAATCTCCGATGCTAGTGGTACAAATAGCGTTAACTATTTAACCATCCAAGATAGTGCGGCTACTGGCGGTGCTCTTTTCCAAGCATTTACATCAAATTTTAATGTTGATGCAGGCAATAACACTGGTTGGAAGTTTAGCAATAATGGCGGCAATTTTCTTGTCTTTTTCTAATCAATTTATATTCAATTATAGTTATGAATCAAGAACTCCAGAAATACTACGAAGCCCGCTTTGAGATGATGTCCAAAGAGGGATGGAAAGATTTGATGGAAGATGTTGACAAAATAATAGTATCTTTGAATAATATATCTACGATAGATAGCGAGAAAGACCTACAATTCAAAAAAGGTGAGCTATCTATACTTACTTGGCTGGTAAATCTTAAAGAGATCAGCGAAAGAGCATATGAAGAGATTTTATGATTACGTCTGTGAAAACGGACACAAAACAGAAAAGTTTGTTGTTTATGAGGCAACGAACTTGAAGTGTGAGTGTGGGGCTTTGGCTACACGTTCACTCTCTGCGCCAGCGTTTAGACTTGAAGGATGGTCTGGTTCTTTTCCAACGGCTTATGCCAAATTTGGAAAGAGTCATACCGACAAGTTGAAATCTGAGCAGAAACTCAACTCATAAGCAATTATGCCGAGTTGAATCTCCTAGAACCCATTGCGGCAGGAAAAGGAAATAAGTATGTTGATTGACAATGAAAAAGAAGAGTTTGGTGAGTTAGAGATCGAAGAGCAGAAGATTTCGCAAAAGGCTGAACTCCCTGAGAAATACAGGGATAAAAGTTTAGACGACATTGTGAGGATGCACCAAGAGGCTGAGAAGCTCATTGGTAAGCAAGCACAAGAAGTAGGCGAAGTCCGTAAGTTAGCCGATGAACTCATTAAGCAGAACCTTGGTTCTAGGCAACAGCAAACTAGACAGGAAGAGCCTGAAGTAGATTTCTTTGAGAATCCTCAGAAGGCAGTTCAAAGGACAGTTGACAGTCACCCTGACATCATTGCGGCTAGACAAGCCACTTTAGAGATGAAAAGGGCGCAGATTCAGCAGAAGTTAGCAAATGAGCATCCTGATTTTGGCGATATTGCTAAAAATGAGGACTTTACGAATTGGGTTAAATCTAGCCCTGTTCGGATTGATTTGTTCAAGAAAGCTGATGCAGAATTCGACTATGATTCAGCCAATGAACTGTTATCGACTTACAAGGAACTTCGCTCTGTCAAACAGAAGCAATCGAGTGATGCTGGAGAAGCCACTCGGAAGCAGAATTTGAAGGCAGCGGGGGTAGATGTAGGCGGTTCTGGAGAGTCATCAAAACGAGTTTATCGTAGGGCTGACCTTATTCGGCTAAAAATGCAAGACCCCAATCGGTATGAGGCACTTTCAGATGAAATTATGACCGCATACCAAGAAGGTCGTGTCAGGTAAGATTTAACTTTTGGAGATTTAATTATGGCTAATACAGCTTTTGCACCCAATAACGCAACCACAGTAACCACAGCGGCTAACTTCATTCCAGAGATTTGGAGTGATGAAATTGTTGCCAGTTACAAGAAAAACCTTGTTCTAGCGAACTTGGTTATGAAGATGAACTTCAAGGGCAAGAAAGGTGACACAGTTCACATTCCAGCCCCTGGTCGTGGCAATGCCTCCTTAAAAGGCAAGACCGATGCAGTCACCTTGATTGTTGACACAGCAGATGAAGTTACAGTTTCTATCAACAAGCACTATGAATATAGCCGCTTGATCGAGGACATTGCTGAAGCGCAAGCCTTGAACTCTATGCGTAACTTCTATACCTCTGACGCAGGTTATGCCTTGGCTAAACAAGTCGATACAGACTTGATTCAGTTGGGTCGTTCTGCTAATGGTGGTACTGCTGATAGCGCACGTTACACAGGTGGTTTTATCGGTGGTGATGGTACAACAACCTTCGACTACTCTGCTAACACCAACACTGGTAACGCTTCTGCTCTGACTGATGCGGCAATTCGTCGTACTATTCAGCGTTTGGACGACAACGATACTCCTATGGATGGTCGTTTCTTCATCATTCCTCCTTCAAGCCGTAACACGTTGATGGGTCTTGCCCGTTACACTGAGCAGGCTTTTGTGGGTGATGGCAATGCGATCCGCAATGGTGAAATCGGTAACCTTTATGGTATCCCCGTCTTCACATCAAGCAATGCTGATCACGCATCTGCAACAGCCGCTTACCCTGCAAGCGGTACTTCTATTGCTCGTGTCTGCCTGATGGGTCATAAAGACTCTATGGTTCTGGTTGAGCAAGTTGGTATCCGTTCACAAGTTCAGTACAAACAAGAGTACCTCGCTACTCTGTTTACTTCTGACACTTTGTATGGTGTTGCCGCCTTGAGGAAAGCCGCTACTTCTGGTGCAGCTACTTCTTCTTCCATGTTTGCCTTGGTTGTACCTACTTGATTACAACCTTTCCCCTCGCCTTAACGGGTGGGGGGTTTTTCTTTATTTAGGAGATTATTATGGCAGCAGCAACAGCAGTCACTTCCCGTAGGGGGAATGACCAGTTCCGTGGTCTTTTTACAGACACTTGGGACGTTTCTTGTACTCTTGATAGCGCATCAGTATCTACTGTTTCTACCGCTACAGATACAGTCACAGTACCAGGCGTAGCCTTGGGTGATATGGTTATCGGTATGGCAATTGGTGTTTCAGAGGCGGGTTTGGTTCGTAGAGCCTATATCTCAGCCGCTAACACTGTGACTATCGTGACCTACAACCCAACAGGCAGTTCTGTTGATATTGGTGGCACTACATTACAACTTATTATTGGTCGTGCTGTAGTTTAATCTAAGGGGGCTAATAACCCCCTTTTTCTCGGAGTTCTTATGGCAACCTTTCGATGCTTACAAAGCGGTAACACAGTTACTTTCACATATCAGTACGATATTGACACAATGAAAGGTCATCAGGGCTATGTTAGAGTAGACCAAGAAAAGGTCGAAACTAAACCTGTTGTTCAAACCCCTCCAGTTAAGAAGGTTGGACGACCTAAGAAAGTCGCAAATGTCTGAGATTGACCCACGAGAATTTGGTAAATTGGAAGCCCAAGTTGAGGCTTTACAAGCAGAAGTTCATGGACTTCGCCAAGATATTAAAACGCTTTTAGAGATGGCAAACAAGTCCAAAGGTGGCTTTTTTGTCGGAATGGCTATTGCATCCTTTATTGGTGGCTTAGTCACATTTGTTGCTGATCGACTTTGGAAATAAGGAGCATATTATGCCTATGGTTGGAAAAAAGAAGTTTCCCTACTCTGAAGAGGGCAAAAAAGAAGCCAAAGAGTACGGCAAGAAAAAGGGTATGCCTGTAACCATTATGGTTGCTGTTGGTTTGCCTAAACGTGGTGGTCGTACCGCTACGAACATGATGAAGAAGTCTGGAAGGGGTAAATAATGGCATCTTTATCTGCTCCCGTTACGCTTCTTAGCTCTGTTACTGCTACAGGTGCTTCTAAGGCTGTTCAGGTAGATGCTGGTATGCCAGCAATTCTGCACGTTTCAGGCATTACAACGGCTACTGTTGCTCTTCAAGGTAGTCTTGATGGCACGACATTTAGCACTGTTGGCACTGCTTTAACGGCTGATGGCTTTGTTACCTTGGCTAATGCTCCCAAGTATTTGAGAGCCAATTGCACAGCGTACACATCTGGAACAATCATCGCAAAGGTTTTGTACTGATATGAAAAAGACCAAAGCTGAAGCCAAGATTAGCAAGGTCATGCGTGAGTTCAAAGAAGGAACTCTACATTCTGGCAAGGGTGGCCCTGTTGTTAAGAAGCCTAAACAAGCCCTTGCCATTGCTTTAAGTCAAGCAAGGAAGAAGAAATGAAACAAGGTCTCTACGCTAACATCAATGCCAAACAAGAACGCATCAAAGCTGGTTCTAAGGAAAAGATGCGTAAGGTTGGTTCAAAAGGCGCTCCTACTGCAAAGGACTTTAAGCAAGCAGCTAAGACTGCTAAAAAGAAATGAAAACCCCTGCTTGGCAAAGAAAAGAAGGGAAATCTCCTTCTGGGGGGTTGAATGCCAAGGGAAGAGCATCGTATAATGCAGAAACTGGTGGCAATTTAAAAGCCCCAGTAAAGTCAGGCGACAACCCGAGAAGGGCCTCCTTTTTAGCACGTATGGGCAATATGCCTGGCGCTGAGATGAAAGATGGGAAGCCGACTCGACTCCTATTATCTCTTAGAGCTTGGGGCGCAACGTCCAAAGAAGATGCCAAAGCGAAAGCAAAGGCTATCTCTAAGAGGAATAAATGAGACCAATATCTGTAGGAGTTAGCCCAGCAGCCGCAGTGCTGACAACTGTTTATACAGTTCCTACGGGTTATTACTCTAAATTTACTGTGATGTACATCCACAATACTGGTGGATCGACTAAGCACATTACAGTTCAGTGGTATGACGCAAGTACTACAACCTCTTACGATATTCTTACTGCTTACGACTTTACTTCAAAGCAATACCTTCAATTTGATGGAAATGCGTACATTGTGATGGAAGAGGGAGATCAGCTTCGAGTAACAACTCAATCTTCCAGCACTTTTACTGTATTGGCAACATTTGAACAAATAGGATTAACAAGAGCATGACTACATACCTTCAAGCTGTTAATGACGTTCTTGTTCGACTCAGAGAAGAGGAAGTCTCTACTGTTACCGAAACAAGTTATTCCTCTTTGATTGGAAAGTTTGTCAATGATGCCAAACGTCAAATTGAAGATTCTTTTGAGTGGAACATTTTGGGGACAACTATTGTTG